CAATTTCAATTCTCCCCGGTGGTGACGCCGGTGGACTGGTCGGTCTGGATACTCGTGATGCTGCCGCCGGACACGTTGAGCCCTTGCACCTGCCTGTTGAGCATGCGGATCTCGTAGGTCCGATCCTGCGTGCCACCCTCGTTGTCCATGTAGGCGATGTTCCCGCTGATGGTGAAAATCGCATTGCTCGGCCCGTCCCCGCTATTGATGATGTTCAGCGAGCCGGTGACGTTCTGCGACGAAATCAGCGTGAGGGCGCCAGAGCCAACCTTGCGCCAAAGCTGGATGGTGGCTCCTGTCGAACCGACTCCGGGCGTGATGTTAGAAGCCGGCGCGCTGGCGATCTGCACCTGATTGAAGGCGTAGCTGGCGTTGACCTGGATGGGCGTCCCGATGGTCCCGAATGCCCCGGTGCTGTACGTCACCGCGCCTGCTGTGGATGTCGAGTAGCCGCCATTCCGGATAGAGCCCGCGATGATCGAGCCGCGCAGGTACAGATTGCCGGCATTGTCTGCCCACGCCGTTGCGTTGGCTTTCGTGCAGTTCTGTTCGCCAACGTTGGGGCCGAACCAGCCCATCAGGTTGTTCGATGCGCCGAAGTTGATGCCGATGATCAGCTGGACGCTGGCCGCGTAGAACCGGAGAAAATAGGTGCTGGTGCCACGTCGATCAAACGTCGCGCCCACGGTGCCCGACGAGATGATGCGGAACACGTCCGCGATCACAGAGAACACCGACCGCTGACCGTCATTCTCGTTGACGGTTCCGGAGACATTGCCGTTAACGTCCAGGGCGACGGTGTGACGCGCCATCGCGGTTTCGTCCTGCGTAGACAGCCGTTCGATTGTCACGTCATCCACTGCGAGCGATCCGGCCGTGTTGCCGATCAGCGTCAGCTGCGCGCCGATCGAATCTATGTTTGCGGGCGCGGTGTAGATCCCGATGATCTGTCGATATCCGGATGCCGTATCGACTACGTGCTGAGCCACGACGACTGTGCTGCCAGAGACGTACGCGCCCGCGGCATCGTAGCCTCGGACTCCAAGTCTCAGGGCGGTCCCGACATTGAGGCTGGGGCCAGTCCGCGCCGTGTAGGCGATGACCCGGAATCGCTCGCCTGCTTTGACCTTCGTGCGGCCCGCGTTGATAAGTTCGCCGTTGCCGGCGGCGATTAGCGCACGCGCCCCAGATCTAACGGTCGATGTCCCGAACGACCAGCCGGACGGCAACAGGTTGTTCGTTCCTGGCGCATTCGTACCCCACCCATTCGCTTGCTCGAAGCCCGAATTGAGCACTTCGGCAGCGTTGGAGCCTGCGCGAGCTTCGATAAGCTGCGTGACGCTAACCTGCTGGTTCCCCTGCTCGACTTGCACCGCCTGTGCGATTGCTGCCGCTTGTCCGCTTGCGGAGAGAGCCTGCGTCGCCGTGGATGCCGCGCCGTTGGCCGTGGCCGTCACCGTATCGATACGCTGGCCGAGTGCGGTGTCACGGGTTGTGCTGGCGGTTTCCACGCTGGTCACGCTGGCGCTGGTTGCCAAGTCCCCATTGCCAGATGGCATCCGCGCTTCGACCACGCCAACACGCGATCCCAACGCGTTGTCGCGCGTGACCGAGGCATTCTCTGCGGTGACGACGCGAGCTTCGTTGGCGAGCTTGTCGGTGCCAGTTGGCATCCGGCCTTCGACCGCGCTGGTTCGACTCGCTAACGCGTTGTCGCGCGTGACCGAAGCCGTTTCGTTCGCTGCAACGGTAGCGCTCGTGGCAAGCTGGCCGCTGCCGCCCGGCATCCGCGCGTACAGAGCGTTAATGCGGCTGGCTTCAGCCGCCAAGTCCGAGGCATTGGTCGTAGCCATCGTAAGCGCTGCCGCAGCCACTTCGGCAACGCTGCTGTATGGCCCCAAGTCCTCCCACACAGCGGGGAACAAGTCTGGGCGCTGATTGGTTGTTTCCACACTGGCACGCTTCAGCCTGCCCCCGTACTTGACGAGCCAGCCGGGCATGTACGTTTCGGTAGCTAGCCAGTCCGGGGCGTTAACGATCTCGCCGACTTCTGCGGCCAGTGCATTCACGGCGGCCAAGGCGGCATCACGCGCTGCGTTTGCCTTGGCGGTCGCGTCCTGGCCTGCCTGTATGGCAACTTGCAGGTCCGCTTGCGCTCGATCATAGATCTCTTGGTCAATCAGCCCCTGCTGTTCCACCTGCCGCTGCGTGATCCAGTCCAGCGATTCCCCGATTACCCCGATCTGCTCGCCAAGGTTCGCGCCGAGCGTCTTGGTCAACACGCGCATGCCCGTGGACAGCGTGCCACTGGTGTTGCGCGAGCGCGCGGCGAACGTCCACTGGCCGGACTCGGGGATGACCGCCTCGAATGGAGCGGTGTGATAGCCGTCCTCGCCGACCGGCGTCATGGCGTTCCAATCCGGCGCCTGCACGGCCCCCGGCACATAGCGGATCTCCACGCCCGCGAAGTCGGCCGACTGCGTGGTGTCGGCCAGCCAGCCCCAGGTATAGAGCCTCACGCCGCCGCTGCGCTCCGCTACGTCGAACAGGTCGACGAGCACCGGCGGGGCGTCGGCGCCAATGGTGCTGTAGATCGTGGCCGCAGCAATGCCGGGCTGGCCATCGGGCGCGAATGGCCGCACGACGATCTGATAGGTGCCGGCGCGAGGGATGCGCCACGTCGCGGTACGCGTGTCGGTGCGAGCGACCTCCGACAGGATGCCGTTAGCGCCCGACATCTGGACGACGGTCGTGCCCACCGGCCCGGACACATCGAAGGCCACGGAGAGTTCCGTAAACACCGTGTCGCCCTGCTTCACCTGTTGCTCGGTGACACGCAGGTTGCTGGCGACGGGGCGCGTCTGTAGCAGGCTCTGGTTCGGCGCGGGGATGTACTCGCCGGTCAGGACGTAGTTCCAGTATTCCGGACCCTCGGGCACGACGGCGACGCGCGCGCCCTTCAGGTCGCTCTCCGGCTCGATCGACACGACGCGCACGCGGTAGCCGGGCGTCGCCTTGAAGTCGTAGCACCAAAGGGTGTCCCAGGCGGGGTTCCCGTCTCGGTTGCCCGGCAACTCGGCATCATTCGGCCACGCGCCGGTGAGCGTGAGCGTGTCGCTCTCGCCTTCGAACGGCTGCACGCCGAACACGCGGTAGGTGCGCTCGCCGGGGATGCGCAGGCCCACGTAGGCACCGCCGGGCGGGGGCTGGCGCACCGGCTCGTCGAGCAGCAGGGACACCGTCTTGCCGGTCGGTTCGGTGGGGACGAGCTCGATCTCGGTGAAGTACTCCGGAGCGCCGTTGACGATGCGCACCTTCTCCACCTCAACCTCATGGAACGGCGGCTGCCCGTCGAGCAGAACCCCCCGAAGGCGCCCGCTGAACCCCCACTGCGTGAGGTCGTGCGAAAGCGACAGCAGAGAGAGCCGCTGGTAACTCAGGTGCTCGATGTCGGTTGCGAAGCTGATGTCCTTGTACTGATACAGGGACTGGGCGAGGTGGAATCGGGCCAGCTTTGCCGCTTGGGCCTCACTGGTCACGCCTTCGCCCGTAAGCGTCGCCGGGTTGAGCATGGTGGTCACGCCGGGGGCCGGCACGCGGATCGTCTTGGTCGACCAGTCCTCGGCGTCGTAGTAGCTGTACTCGATCCCATCGGCCGCGTTGGCCAGCGTGTAATCGACCTGGAACTCCCCCTTCTTGATCGTGGCCATGTTGACCACGCCGGACAGCGGCTGATCGGCCGCAGCCCACACGACCGACAGGCGCCCGCCGGCCCATGTCACCTGCCCGAACCCGGCCGCGGCCAGCGAGTTCACCATCTCCTCGTGCGAGCGGGCGTCCTTGATGACGTAGTTGTACTCGAACTCGTTGGCGGCGCAGTGCAGCATGAAAGCCTGCAACGCCGCGATGTCGATCATGTCGTCAGGCAGGCCGATGCCAGCAATGCGTTCGCCGTTCTCGTCGTTGATCCCGCGCGCGTACTGGAGGATCTGCGCGCCCGGATTGCTGGTCTCCTCCGTGACCCAGCCGATGATTGGACCTTTCCAGACCGGCACCGGGCGGCTGTGTGCGACGCACCGGATCTCGTCGGGTGAGCCGCTAAGCTGCCCGCTCGCCTTGATCTGGATGCCGATCCTCGGGATGCCGGCGTAGGTAGCCTCGTCCAGCTGGATCGAGCGCATGACTGACCACGCGAAACGGCACTCGTCCTTGCCGCCGCCCTCATTCCATGTGGGCGTGCCCAGGCGCACCGCAACTTCGTACTGCCCCGGCTCGGGGAACTCCACCCGGTAGGTGCGGCGGATGACGCGGGTGTCGTTGTTGGAGATGACGGCCATCGGGACGCCCTGCCACGCGCCGCCAACGGGCCGCCACTGGATGTAGACCGGGACGCTG